TCATCGGTCGTTAATTTTGCAAAGTCTAAACCTAATTCATTAGCTTGTTTTTGTAATTCCAATTCCGCTTGTTTGATAGAAGTTAATTGATCAGATGTTAATTTCCCTGATTCAATAGTAGACTGTACGTCTTTTTCATCAATTCCTAATGCTTTAGATATTGCAGTTACCGCGAGTCCTGCCAATGGGCCACCAAGAGCTGTTGCAATGCCAGGAGCAATTTGAGCTAACCAGTTCATTTACTCATCCATGCTTGTGATAAATAACCAATCGCAGTAAATACAGCCGATACAACGACCATCCCAATCCAAAATGCGCCTTTTCCTTTGTGAGCCAATTCTAATAACTCAGCCATTCCAGATTCTAACTTATCAACTTTAGTAGTCAATTGATCCACTTTTTCCCAAAGTTGCCCATATTTGACTGGATCAATTTCAAAATCAGACATTTTACAAACCTGAACCTGGAGTAACAAATACTATTGACGTTGAAGAATCAGCTACACCTGTAAAGTATGAATTCATGCCAAAACTTAAAATAACACTTTGACCTGGCAATAATGGGATTGCATTACCACTTGTTGTAATTTTTGCTGAATTAGCAGTTGCTTGAGTTGATGTGCTTCCAACACCCAAATATACCAATACCGTTCCTGAGTTTACAATAAGATACTGCCCTGACATACCTGCTGGTTCATAATTTGCAGCTTGAACTGGTGTTGGAGCAGTAGACGCAGCAGTAAAAGAAACTGTTTTACCGCATGGACTAAATGGCCCTTGAGCAAATGGATTCATCGTAATTTCCTTTTTCTATATTATAAATTAATTCAAAGTAGTGGTAGTATCGGTGGATTAGCTAAAGTAGCTATTTGTTTATCTAAGTTAATTTGCATTGCTTCGTTATCTTCTAATGTAAATATTTTCATTTTTTTCCTTAATTACCTATTACATTCCATTGAGTGCCATTCCAAGCAAAAGTCATAGACTGATAATTAGTTCCCATTACTTTATTGACAACGCCATCAACAGTACCAATAACGGAGCTATTGTAAGTAGCAAAATTGCCGCCACCATCTTTTACAGTAAATGTATACCCAGGCGGTACATTTGAAGGTGCAGTTATTTGTATACCTGCGGTGACCGTAGCAATAATTAAATCTTCAGACCCATTCATCGTATAGTTAGCAGATATATTAGTAATTATTCTATCAATACGACCTTTAATAAGTCCAGTTGTACCGTTTCCATTAGCTACGTTTATCTTTTGAGTTACGTTAGTATTTCCTACATTTGCAACAATACCTAGATAAGAATATCCATTTGGGTACGCAGTATTAATACCGCCGCCAAGTAAATTTCCGTTAATTGCAACACTAACAGAGCTATCTACATAAATCCCTGAACAATAATTAACATCTGAACTATGTGCAATTTGACGGCTGTTATATGAACTAATTTGATTATCAGAAATTACCCCACCCCAAGTATCTCGTAAAAATATACCGCTTCCTAAATTGTTTACTATAGAGTTATTAGATATTACATACGCAGCAAGGGTGGGCAACCCACTCCCCGAAAATGGGTTAGATGACCCAATTGATTGATATGAATTTAAACCACCTGTAAAAGTGTTATCTGAGATAACTACGTTATATGCAAAGTTTCCAGAAACAGAAGGTTGAAAATTAATAACAGGAGTAAAATAACTACCGCCATCAAAAAAGTTTCCCTCAATTCTTATTTGGGACATAATTCCGTTAGGGGAAATTAAAACATAGTTATATGTCATTCCACCAAAGTAATTATCTTTAATTAAAAGTCCTTCACATTGGTACGCTAAAACACCATATTGACTTCCCGCTTGAGTGCCTGCAAAATTAACAGTTACAGGTGCGCCATCATTAGGGGTAAATATTACAGATTGCGCGCCACCTGGGTACCCACCAAAATAGTTATTATTTATTTCAATAAGCTGCGTATAGCCAGAAGTTGCAAGACTAATACAGGCTATACCTTCTTGAGTAGCGGTGTATTGTGTATTCCAATATCCTTGCAAATTACAATTACGAATTCTTACACCTGCGCCTTGAGCAATATTAATTTGAAACACCATACGCCAAAACCAACAATTTTCAATAACAATAGTTTGGCAATTAGCAACATATATATGCGACCCTGTAGTTACTTTATCAGGTAAAGTTGTTGCACCATCAGAAGGAACAATTCCATGCCAAAACCAAATTCCAGACACGTTAGCACCGCCAGCGTTAGCAAAATACAATGTATTCCCGTAGTCTGTAAAACGTCTAAAAATAGTATTGTTATGACCTGCGCCAATTAATTGTTGATTTCCTAATGCGTTTAATGTGGCAGATAAAAGAAAAGTTCCTTTTGGAAAATAAATAATGCCTTCACTCCCTGCAGCCGTAAGCGCAGCTTGAATAGCCGCAGTGCTATCAGTTGCACCAGTGGGGTCAGCACCAAAATCAAGAACATTAATGGTTTGTTGTAACTTTTGATTTATTGGTAGATTGACAGCACCTGCAAATGGTTGTTCAAATTTTGGTATTAATGTTGTCATATTTAAACCTTTAATTAACCAACAATCCAGTTGGTTCCGTTATAAAATACTGGAATTGTTACTGCTCCACCACCAACTACAGTAGCTCCAAATGTAGGAGTTAAAGCATTAGTCACATAAGCTCTTGCTCCAGTTACTCCTGTAGGCAAAGTAGCTACAGTATATCCGCTTGTATTAATAGTACCACTTACAGATAAATTAGTAGCGCCAGGGTCAGTTGTATTTCCTATAGAAACACCACCTGAAGTAAATACTCTTGCTCTTTCACTACCCCCTGCGTAAATTGTTAATGGTAAATAAGTACCAGTCCCAGTTCTACCTGAAGAAAGACGAACATCAGAAGTGGATTCAACACTAAATTGAGCCTGTGAAGCATTTGTTGGGTCTGAATTGTTATATGCTTGAAATCTAGCAACGGCGGATGTACCATTTGGAAGAATTACAAAGGCGGTAGTACCATTTGTTGTACTTGTTTGAAATGCAAGGCGATTTATTAAAGTAGCCGTACTCATATCGCCAAGAATACGATTGCTAGTGCCAGTAAAAGTTAAGTTGCCAGCAGTAGAAAATGAAGCAGCAGTTGTACTTCCAGTTACACTTAAATTAGTTGCGCCTGGGTCTGTAGTGTTACCAATGGAAACACCACCAGTTGCACCAATTTGCATCCTTTGAGAACTATTAGTAGACCAACCAATAGTATTTGTAGCTGGTAAAAATAATCCATTTGTAGGTACGCTAGAACTTGAAGGTACAAAATTACCAGCAAATAAAGTTGTTCCGTTATAGGTTAATGTAGAGCTAGAACTAAATGCGCCTGTTCCATTGCCATAAGCAATATAGTTTGCAGGCAGACTTGTTAAGCCTGTACCACCATTTGCGACAGGTAATGCAGTACCTGAATATGTTATTGCCAATGTTCCAGATGTTGTTATTGGATTTCCAGAAATAGATAAAAATGAAGGCACAGAAGCGTCAACGCTTGTAACTGTTCCTGTATAATCAGTTCCCCATGATGGTATGCCACCAACAACACGCAAAATCGTGCCTGTAGAACCTATTGATAACTTTGACCATGTGTTAGTAGCAGAACCATATAATAAATCGCCTGTAGTAACTGTATTTTGTCCTGAACCACCATTGCTCGCACCTAACACACCTGTCGAGGATACTCCTTCAGCAAGAAATGATAAGTTACGAGATATTGTCATAATTAAAATGTAACCGTAAATTCAACAATATCACCAACATTTAATCCAGAAATAAATGTTATTGATGAATTAGATGTCTCGTTATAATTTAATGATTTAATTTGTTTACTTCCATTAACATAAACATTTAATGTATTTGAACCAACAATATATGTTACTGTTGTTAAATTAAATAAAATTTGACCTTGTGTTGCTGTTTGATATTCTTCTCCACCAGTACCAGAAGCTAAAGTATTTTGATCCCAAATAAGATTACCATTTACATCATAAACTTGCTGCCTGTAAATTCCTGCACCCCACGCAATACATTCACCAGCAGCATCTAAAACAATAGGGTTTGTATTTAAAATAGTTAAGTTTAAATCTTGATAAGTATTCTTAGGGGTAGTTGTGTAAGGAATGTAATAATAAACCTTACCACTTGCAAGAGGAATCCCATTTGCATCAAAAAATTGTTGTTTTGCGTTAGGTAGTAAAGATCCATTCATATTATTCCTCGTTAGCCTTTTTTCACTTAGATAAGCTACCTAAATTATAATTGTTTTGCATCTGTTCTAAAAGTTTTGCAGCTTCTTTTTTGCTTAAATCTTTTAAAATAATGTTTTTACCTGCTTCACCGCCTGCCGCGCCAAGTTTAGTTATAAGCCCACTTCCTGTTGTTGCGCCAGCAGCACTTCCTATAAATGGTAATTTTTCTATTGCTCTACCAACTAATCCCATTCTTTCAGCTTGCATAGCACCACCTTCATAAGAATGTATGCCAGGCATCATTTGACCTGCTAAATTAAGTTCGTGAAATGCTTTTTGTTCTTCGGGATCAAATGCATAACGAATCTTGCTTTCTCTTGAATTCAAAATCTTATTTACTGAGTTTTGATTCCATACTCCAGCTTTATCTTCACCAGCAGCATATACTTCACGAGCTAAAGAACCTTTCATCTCGTTTTTAACCATATTTGCTTGAGCAATAATATCTTTCGGTACTTTGAAGTTGTAGTTTCCTACGCGAATGAAACCTTTAGATATATTATCGGCAGTATCATAAATATGTTTCCATTGAGCAGTATCTAAACCATTTAATTTGCTCATAATCTTGTCTACACCAACACCTTTTTTAATACCGTTTGGATCAAAATCACCAAATATAGTATCCATACCTTTAGAGCCAAAGATTGTTTTTTCTAATTCATGCAGATTTCTACCTGTTTGAATTGCGCCTGGCCCACCAGCTTTGGCAATATCATCATCAATTGCGTTAATAGCTTTACCTATCGCATATCTATTTTCAGGTGTCCATTGAAGATTAAGCGATTGACGGAGTTTTTCTAACCCTGCAAGAGTATTCGGTTTAGTGCCTTCAAAACCTTCTGTTTTATGCAAATCTAATAATTTGCGTAATCCACCTGTAAAATTTGTATTGCCACGCAACTCTAATTCAGCTTCAAATTGTTTTGAATTTAACAGTTTATCTAAGTTTGATGATTCAACAGGATTGTTTCCAACTTTCTTTAAAGCATATTTATAAATATCATCTTTTAGTTTGTTTAAATAACCTTTAAACCCTTCAAATTCGCCTGTTTCGAAATCATAATGACCAATTAAAGCGTTGTTTAAAGCGTTGCCTCGTTCTTCATCATCGATTAACTTAGGACTTGCTCCTGTTTTTTCTATTCGATCTTGTGCAAATTTAGTTAAAGCATTTTGTTCATTAACAATTTGTTCTTTTAATAATTGACCACTAGGAGTTTCAGCAGCACGTTTTGCAGTTACATATTCTTGTCTTAATGTTCCTTCGTTTCCTGTCAAAACACCTGGTCTAATAAGTTTGGAATCTTTTAAAACATCTTGCAATATTTGAGCGCGAGTTGTTTGTTCATCAACTGGCACATCATTAGCAATTTTAGATAATTTAATCTGGGGGAATACTTCTCCACGACCATAAGATTCACCTGATAAATGACCAGAATAAGGATTGTTTTCTACTTCTGCTGCGCCAACACCTGTTAATGTAGGCATAGGTACAACATTGGATGGTCGTTCTACTATGGGTTCATTTAACGCGTATTTATTTGGGTTAAATGGTTTAGTAACCTGTGGTGGTCGATCATAAGCTAAAGCACCGCCTAATTGGTTTTCAATACCAAGCATAGGTGGTAATGGCGCAGATGTGCCTAAAATCATTTTAGGTAAGCCACCAAGCATTTCTACAAGATTCTGACCTGTTTGCGTCTTAGGTTGATATTGAAACTGTTGTATGGCTTGCATACGTTTATTAGCTTCATCATACGCAGATTGCGGACTGCCAGGTGGTACATAACCATAAGCCATTGTAGCAGGAATACCAGTCACCGCACCAGTTACAGCAGATGCGCCAGCCTCAATACCACCTAATAATTTCTCTAATATAGATCCAGGTGGAATTTCTTTAGGGTTTACAAGATTAACCCCTGTTAGTTTTTTATTTAATAATGCTGCAATAACATCGGATGGCGCGTATGTTTTTTTATCTGTTGGTTCGCTAGAAAAAGATTCTGCTTCTTTTAGTAAATCATTAGCACTTATTTGAGAAGGAGTTGGCTGTTCTTTTAAAATTGCTTCCGCAGTTGGATTTAATTTAGGTGTCTGACCTGTTGTTTTTCCAATAGTAGAACCTGGCAAACTGGCCCATATATTTTTTGCTTTTGTATTAGCAAAATCGTAATCACCTTGTAATACACTTTCAAGAACACCTTTATCGCGCAATAATCCCACCATAGCGCGCTTTTGGTTTTCTAAACTAAAATCCTCTAAACCTTGTTTTTTCTTTTGCTCATCCCAAGTTTTGCTAAGTAATTGACCGTATCCTGCCGCATCACTTGAATCGCCTTTTTTATTAAACTTAATAGATTGTCTAGGATGATCTTTAAGATCTTCAAACTCTTTAAATCCTACAGTTTGATTTTCTTTTGGACTTCCTTCATAGGCATTGATGTATCGTAAATATTTATCTACGTTTGGATGGTTTAAAATTTCATCTGATATTTTTTTATCTTGATTAATGCTAGGATCGCCAAAAGTAACCGTACCTTTTGGTTCAATGACACCTGCTTCCGATAACAAATCTTTAGATGATATTGGTGCGCCCATTATTCACCCTTCAATATTAATTCATTAATCTTATCTAAATGTTTTGCAGCATTAATAAATCTTTCAGATTTTGGCCCACCAAGTTCTTTAACAATTTCTTTATATCCATTTGGATCTTCACTTTTATTTTTAAACGCATCATACAAACGCAATGTATTAACATCCAATGTCTTATTCCATGAGTTTTGGTATTTAATTGCTTTTTCAGGAGTAAGATTTTTAATGCCTTCGTTAAACAATTCTTTTGCTTCTGCCATTGCTCTATTAATACGAGATGCTTGTACAAGAGCATCTTCAGTCCAATGTTCGTGTCCGCCAATTTGTGAAGCCAATGCTTGACCAGCATTTGTTCCATTAATTCCTGGTGAATTAGCTGCAGCTTGTGTTTGTAAAGATAATTGATGGCCTAATAAATCAAAGTTTGTTGCTTTATCATCTGTATATGGCAATACAGCAAAACCACCACGCAAGTTACGAACTAAATCAGCACCGCTACCAGTTGTTGTTTTCTTAGCCAATTCAATAATTTTATTGGTGTTAAAACGAATATCAGGTACTTTGCTCGCTTCCTCTCTTGCGGATTTAATTAAAGTGTTACCTGTATCAAGATTCGCTGTAGTTGTTGGTGCTAATCCAGATACCATTGGAGCAGGATTTGTAGTTTGTCCTTGTGAACTACCTTGAGGAATAATAGTAGGCGCACCACTTGGGCCTAAAAGATATTGAGTACCAGCAGGTAATCCAAGATTATTTCCTTCTTGCGCTACTAATGGAGTTCCTACAGGCATTTGACCTTGTATAAATCCATTAGGATTTGATTTTCCTGTTAATGGATTTACGTTTAATATCTGCGTTCCTGCTCCTGTGGCAATATATTGCTGTTGTGGCAATAATTTGCTTAATAACTGTTCGTTGTTAATTGTTGCTAAATGCTCGTTTTTAATAAAGTTATGAATATTTAATTTTTCTTGTTCAGGATCATTAGACTTTTCAGGAAGCATCCCAATATGTTGCATAGCTTCTTGTGGGGTAAATACTCCAACTTTTGTTAAATGAGCATATTCATTAATTAATCTTTCTCTCGGTATTAATTTGTTATCATTAATATCTGCCACCATTGGCGCAAGTCTTTGACCAGCCAATGTGTTTTTTGTTGCTAAATTAGTTAATTTTGCAGTATCCGTAGTAAATTGCTGACCTTTTAATTGCAACAGTTGTGTTGCTAATTGAGGCAAATTAATAGATGCATTTTCATCTTTTGATAATTGACTAATAATGCTTGGAACATCTAAATTGCCATCTTCGCTCGTATTTTCTTTAATTGCTTTAGATACGGATTTGTTTGCTAATAAAGATTGTTTAGCTTGCTCAAGTCCAACTTTATTTTTTTGTATATTTAAAATTTGATTAATTCCTTCTGGAATTTGATCAAAATTAGGTGTTACCATTTTTTGAGGTATTACATTTGTTGATTGTGCAAAGTCCATATTATTCCTTATGCAAATAAAGCAGCTATAGAAGCTGCAACAGAAGGTGTATTTGCCACAGAATAAATACTAGCAGCAGCTTTTCCTGCACCTAATAATGAATTCATTGTATTAGCTGTTTGTGAACCAGCAGCAGTTGTACCTGCAGCCAAAGCATTTCCAGCATTTACATTTGAGTTATAAGCACCCTGACCAATACCAGCGGCAGCGTTTTGACCAAGATTTAATAAATTACCTAACTGACCAGCATTAGTCATATATTGGCTTAATGCATTTTGATATTGTTGGTTGTAAGTATTTTGAGCTAACCCAGTTGTATAATTTGCAATAGCTTTTTGCTGTGCGCCACTCCCTAATAAACCCTGCGATGACATTTGATTATTAACACCTTGCAAACCTTGATTTAATGTAAATTGATAACCAGGTGTATTTTGTAAATCGGTAGGATTAAATTGAAAACCTGATCCTGTGATACCTGATATATTCCCTGAGCTATCAAAAGTTCCGTTATAACCTAAAGATTTAAGTAATTGAGGCAAAACTGCTGTCCCAATTTGCGAATATGGAGCAAGATTTTTCTGTAAAGCGGCTTGAGCTGCAGCTTGAGATTGTGCTTGTTGTTGTGAAGCAAGAGTAGCGGCATCAGCTTGTTGGGTTGTCCCAAATAAACTACCAATTGCATTTGATATAAAACTCATTATTTGCTCCCCATTAAAATCATGGAATGAAAGTTGCCATTTCTAATATAGGCTTTTGAAATTCTGCCTTCTTCAATAAATCCACAAGCCATACTCAATTTTAATGCACTTTTGTTCCAATCACCAATAGGCGCAAGGAATTTTTTTACACCTGTTGCCCTTACTTCGTCAATAGCTTTTTTAACAATTTCTTGAGTATTTTTGCACTTCAACATACAGACATGAATTTCTTGCATAGTTGGTGTCAAACCGCGAAACATAATAAATCCATAATCATTAATAACATAATTGTTACTATCGGAATACCCATACATTTCTTTAGTTACATCATCTACTTTGACAGAATTCCAAACTCTGTCATTATGCATAATTGAAGTTATGAATTCTTTAGACATTGTATGCAATCAATTCAACTATATCGCCAGCGTTTGCAGCCACAGACAATACAACAGATGTCCCATTAGTTGCCGTATAATCTGCACCATTTAATAAAACACCATTCATAAATACCTGTACATATCCAACATTATAAGTCGCAGAAAATGTTGTTTGACTTGCTGTAGCAGTAAAGGATGTTCTTACATAAGGTGGTTTCCATACTGGTATACCGCTTGCAACAGTTAATGTATAGCCTGTAGTTCCAACTACAAGTTTAGATAATGTATTGGTAGCTGACGCATATAATATATCGCCAGTTGTATAAGTTGTAAGATTTGTACCGCCATATCCTGTTCCAAGTGTACCACCTAGTGTTATAGTTCCAGATGTTGTAATCGGTGATCCGCTAAATGTTAATCCTGTAGTACCACCAGATGCTGCTACAGATGTAACAGTTCCACCCGATCCAGTCGCATTAATCGTTATAGCAGCAGAACCATTGTAAGTAGTTCCTGTGCTAAAACTGACACCAGTCCCAGCAGTTAAATTAAATAAGTTGCCACCTAAAGCAACACCTGAAATGGTGCTATTGGTTAATTGACTGTTACCAATACCTGACAATGTGCCACCAATCGTTAAAGAACCGCTAGAGGTTACCGTTCCAGTTAAGGTAATACCATTGACGCTTCCTGTTCCTGATACGCTTGTAACCGTTCCTTGTGGGTTTGATGCAGTTGTTACGTTAGTTACCCTGCCGTAAGTATCAACGGTTATAACAGGAATTAAAGTTGAAGATCCTGTAGTGCCAGCAGTAACAATTCCACTTGTTAAATTAATTGTAGGGATTGCAGATGTGCCACCAATGGTTAAAGTTGTGGATGTAATAGACGTTACAGTACCTGAACCTTTGTTATTAAACGTATTCCAGTCTGTGCTAGATAAATAACCGTTTGTTGTAGCAGATGCTTGAGAAATGCTAACTGTAGGTGTATAGCCAGAAGTTACAGATATTGGTGAAGTTCCTGATACCGAAGTTACATAATTAAGCGCAGGAATATCGTTTGATACCAATGCTCTAAATGTGGGAGTTGCTGAACTACCTGTTGATGGCCCTGCAAAAACAATATTTGCAGTTTGTGAATTTAGTGATCCTGTTAATGTTCCTGTTGTTGTTACTGGTGAGCCTGTAACAGTAAATATAGAAGGCAATGATAATGCAACGCTTGTAACAGTTCCACCCAATCCAGTCGCACTTAATGTACCGCCTGTAAATGAAACTCCAGATCCTATGGTTACATTTGAGAAACCACCAGCACCATTGCCATAAAGTATGCTTGTGCCACTTGTAGGCGGAGCATAATCCACTCCAGATACTGCAGGAGATATGGCAGTACCATTTCCTTTTAAAATTCCTGTAATCGTTGTTTTCATCGTTACAGTTGCATTGCTTGTACCATTGACTACAATACCAGCAAAGCCATTTGCAGAACTTATTAAAACTGGCAAAGAATAATCTGTGCCTGATACTGCGGCCGATAATGCAGTACCATTACCTTTAGTTATGCCTGTAACTGTTGTAGATAATGTTACATTTGCTGTATTTGTTGTATAAGTTATTGAACCAGCAAATCCATTAGAACTTAAAATATTTAAAGCGTTTAAATAAGTTTGTTGAATTTGAGTTAAATTTAATGGCGGAGTTTGATCTCCACCTGTGCGTTGATACAATTGCACTAGAAACATAAGCCAGGGTTGAGTTATCTGACCATTCGTATCTAAATATGGTGTTCTTAATACAGGTAAGTTGGTTGCTAAATTAGCCATTATTCGGTAACGCGTCTACAAAAGCACCAGATAACGCCGTTTTTGTTGGAACACTCCAGAAAATTTCAAATACACGATCTCTTGCCATTCCTAAACGATTCCATTTAATGCTTGTTAAATATTGTCCTTCTTGACCTAAATTTTGCATAACGGGATTGCTGTAAGACTTACCGCGATCATCTGACCAACGTAAATTAACTTCGGTTGAGCTATTTAAATAACCATTACCTGATTCCATTTCAGCAATAAAGTTACGATAATGTACGCGACTTGATGAATCATCTTCCATGTGGTAAAACCCACGAATTCGAGTAATTGGTTGTCCATTATCTGTGTAATTGTCTTGATCTATCGCATATAAATTACCATTCTCAAAATCACCAACAACTAATTGATTGTATGCAAATGCGAAACAATTAGAACGATGTCTATTCAATGTTCCATCAATATCTACTGCATTCCATTCGTTCCATTGTTGATTTGATAAGTCATAAACCCAAGTTTTATTAGCAGTTGGAAATGTTACAACATAGAAAAAATGACCATTTAACTCGTAAGAATACCCAATTGCATCGGATAGCGTTGAATAACCCTGTAATTCGTTGTTAATTGCAAAAGTAGAAACAATTCCAGCATTAAAGTTATTTGTTCTGCAAATATATGCTTGACCTTGTAATGATTGCGCTACCCAGTATAAATCGCCATCTATCATCGTAATAGAGTTTGTTGCAGCGCATCCATATTGCATGAATGTGCCAGGTAATCTACCAAACGGAAATGTTGTATTTCCTTCATTAAACCAAACTTCTGTTGTATTTTCACCAAACAAATAAAGATACCGTTTAGCAATACCAATCCCAACTAATAAATCCGATGATCCAGTTGTGGATGCAAAATATGTTGGATCAAAAGTTGTTGTAAGTGGTAAAGAAATATACCATTCTGTTGTGCCAATATAGTTAAGCACAAAGTATCCATCTACATAATTAACTTGATTGCCACCATAAAATCCTGCTTGATCAATTTTTGAAAAAGCATTTGTAGATAAATGAATAATCCATCCATTATTTAATGTGCCATCGACAAGAATAAGATCTGTACCATTATCATTCATGGATACTGTCCCAGATGCCGATGTAATTGTTCCGATTAATGTAAATGCATAATCTTCACTAATATAATATACGTTACTACCGCAAACACCATATAGTTGATTGTTTGACGCGTAATATAATCCTCTCCAAGAAAACGCAGGAACACTACCTAATAATGTTAATCCTGGTGTTGGATAGTGCGTAAATGGAAATACACTAGTTTCAGGGTTGGCTTCTAAATAAAGATTAACGCAACGCTGTGCAGATGCTATAACGCTTCGAGCTTGATAAGAGCCATTGATTAAAGCTATTTTTGCCATTATCCAGCACTTCCAACGTAGAAGTCCCCATAAATATTGTATGCACCAGACTTACCACGCAACGCAACAGGCATATGCAACAATGGTATTTGTGAATTAACTTCTTCAATAGCGCGCATACTTGCTTCGGCATACTTTGTAATTTTTGGATTCTCAGGCATCCCATACATTGTCATAATGCGATCGGTCAAATTCCATTGCATTGCATCTAAATATTCAGGCGGCAATATAATTTGCTGACTTAAATTTTGGAATGATTCTAGTTGAACCATTACTGTAATAAATATTTGATATTGATTATTAGGTACAGGCCATACAAAGATGTTACCAATAGGATAACCAGTTGAATAATAAATGTACTGTGGAAACGCATTTAAAGTTTTAATTGAGATTCTGTCATAATCTTCTTGAGCGCGTAATACCTGTAATGGATAATCAACAGGTAATGGAGTACCGCTTTGCATCCTAAAATATGCAGCCTCTAATTTTACTGGTCGAGCTATATTAAAATTTTGCCCTGTGCCAATGGTATACGATACTTGGCCAGTCGCAGGAATACCAATTGTTTCTAAGTTATATACCATGTAACGTCTGCGTTGCCATTGGGCAAGCATCATGTTAAGCATATTAAAACAATCGTTTATATCCTCAGCTAAAGGAGTTTGACCTACACCAATCACATTTGCAGTTTTTAAAGATAATTGAATAATGTCTCTAGGAGTTGTTGGCAATGGTTGGCTCATGTCTATCCCTTATCTTAAAAAATGGACTCCCTTATGAGGAGTCCACCCATACATCTACAACGCAAATTACACGATGTCAGCAACTACAGTAGCCCATTCAGGCTTGATTGCAGCATAACCATACAGAATGTCCATACGAGTAATCAAGCTATCTGACATAACGTCATACGCTTCGATCATACGCAATGAAATTCCATCAAATTGCGCTCTTGCAGCTTGTACCACACCAGCAGTAGGCATTTCCAAATCAGCGCAAGCTAATGTAAATGCTTCTGGGAAGTATGCCAAGTTTTGACGATACTGTGAGCTAGCTGGCATTACCAAGCTGATAACAGCAGTATCAGATGGAGATGCAGTTACAGTATTAAACGCAGCAGGAGCTGGAGTAATTGCTGGGTAAATTGGAATTGAAGTTGCACCAGATAATACATTTGATGTAACTACGAATTGACGCAATGTACCTTGTGACTGACCTGTTAAACGGTTAATTGCATATACACCAGCAATGGTAATAACATCACCTTTGTTTAATGTACCTGTAATAGCGTTAACAGTTAATGTAGTACCAGTTTGTGAACCACCGTTTACTGTACCAGCAGAGAAAGAACCAACTGTGTGAACTTGAGTTGTCTGATCGTACATCCAATCAAAACCTAATGTATCACGCGAAATAATACCTGTTTCGTATTGGTCAGAGATTTTAACTTGTGGGTTAAACAAACCAGCCAAAGAACTAATTGTGCGAGATTGTGTAACTGGATCAAGAATAATCTTACGATCCATCCGTGGAGCTAAGTTTTGGTCGAGAGCTGCACCAGCTTGTAACCATTGTTGAGCTTGTGGACTTGACAATGTTGTACCAGACAAGTTAGCAACTAAGTTAGCTGAAAGGTTTACAACATTCATTAAGTCGGCAGCAACATAAGCAGCTAAACGATTAACCGCAGGAGCTAAAACACGCTCGCTAAAGTCATCTAAAGACAATGTTTTTTCAGCAGTACCGAAAGAAACAGGTACGTTTGCTTGAGTAGCAACTGTCAAAGTTGTATTTTGCTCGTTAGTACCTTGTGGGGTAATAGCAGGGCCAGTAGATACCGTGTAATCGTTTGGTAAACGAACGCGGAGTGTGCTTCCAATTTTTGCTCCTGTGCGAGCAAATTGATCGTCATATTGACGAGATACTGTGCGTAAAAACGCATTGGTTTGAGTAAACAGACGCACCGCTTCATTGGTGATCTGACTAATCGTTAATAACGAATTCGTAGTCATAAATAATTCTCCATAAAGGTTTGGATAAAAAATAAAAAAAACTTACTTTTCGTCTTGGCTAGAGAGAAATTATTTACGCCCAATACAATGATTAACGGTTCATTTTGACCTATATAAATATTTTAACCCCTATTGACATAAAATTCAACAGGGGTTAATAAATTTACCGTTTTTTTCTAGCGTTAGCAGATCTCCAACGAATCCATGCTTGAGAATCTGAAGGATCTGGCTCAACTGTTCCTGTTGCTCGACTAGATCCCCCATCTACATCCCCAACTGGTGCTGGAGCGTTGGATTTTTGTTTCCCTAATTCTTTTGTAGCTTTACTAGATAATTTAGTCAATTCAACTCCCATTTGTAATGGTGACAAATTAGCAATACGGATTGCTTCATTTATGTTTTCAGACTTGCCTAAGAATGTAATAACCTTTTCTGGACTAGGAATAGCTGCCAACGCTTGTAAAAAGTCTTGGCCACCAACTCCAGCTAATTGCAAGTTAGTCACAGATTTGTCATAAACATCTCCAAATTCTTCCTTAGCATTCTTTTCAATTTCAGTCATCTTAGCAACAAAAGATTGCTGTTGAAATTGCTCTTGAGCTATCTGTTTGGCATACGTCATTGCCAACTCTTGTATGTTTTCCTGCGGACTATAAGTTTGCTCAGATTGTTGCGTAGGTCTAGCTTGCAATTCCTCAAGTTTTTGTTTTGCTGCGTTTTTTTCAGCAGCAAGCTCTCCCATCCTACGTCTTGCCCAATCAGGCAACTCGTTATAACTATTCTCTTGTTTCGTTTCTTCTTTAGGTGTTTCTATTTCTTGTGGTAATTCAGCATCTATTTGCGTTGTAGATGTATCTTCCATTTATTGCTCCTGTTGTAAGTTAGGTAAATATTGGCTTATTACTTGTGAAGGATCAAAGTTTGTTTTTTCAAACTCCTTACCAGGCACTTCTTCTTCCTCAATTTCTGTTACCGTTTTATTAGTAACTTCATTGATTTGTTTTGGACTCATTTGCCCAATTAATGCTTTCATGCGATCAGTCTCAGCTTTAAATGCTGAAATTACATCCTGACGCTCGTTCTCATAACGTAATGCTAAATGATTCAACGCATCAATATCAGCACGTTGTTTTTCAATAGCTACATAAGATTGTTTCTCTTGGAGTTGTTGTTGCAATTGTTGGATAACTTGTTGTGATTGTTGTAATTGCGCCATCATTTGTTGTTCTTGCTCAGATGGCCCAGTTCCTAAAATATTAGGTGGAATCCAGTTACGCATACGTTCTTGCAACTTATCCGCGCCAGGAAAGTCTGCGCTTCCCATATACAAATCACCAATCACTTGTGACAAAGCTGGCTGTGCAGTTAATAGCTTAGTCATCGCATCAAACGCTTCTTGACGCTTAGTATCATAACTTGGCCCACATTCTGCCACTACATCGTATTTGCCGACCAATGGATTAAAAATGGTTTTAACTTTTGCTTCTTCTTCTTGTTCATGTTGCATCATTGCTTGTTTAGCTTCTGGATCAATCATAATCTGATCTTCAGATCCATCTTCACCCAAGATTCTTACAATACGTTTTGTGTCATATATCTTAGGAATTAAATCAATAATAATCTTACCAACAAATTGAATAGTATTAGCTTGTGCATCTTGGAAATGGAATGTTGCTCTGTTCCCTTGATTTATCCTGCGATCAATAGATACACCTGACAACTCTTGGCTTTGCTCACCAAACGTCTGTTCGTACTGACCAGATGTCATCATCAATTCCATGTTAGCAGTTTGCATACCTTCCATATAGACAGGCGCGCCCATTGGTGGTGGAGCTTTCTGGGGAGCTGGTACTGGATTGCCTTGCTCGTCATTATGGTTGTATGGCAAATAGGCATGATTTTCTAAGTTAGCTGTACTCCAGTAATTTTCCAATCCTTCAATAGCTTCTACTGGCGCAACATAAGGACTCTTAGACTGTAATGCACCAAACTCAAGGGCAGCACTCGCGTTATAGTTATACGCTCTTTGTGCATCCTTCATATAGCGCACAATTCCTTTACGGTCTAAGCGTTGCTCGATAATAACTTCTTCGCCCACTTGTCTAGCAATCGGAATATAAGTTCCAGGCCAAATACCTTTTTCTAATATTTCTTGACCGCCAATTAAGTATTTCTTAATAACGTGTTTATCAACTTTACGTCTATCTACACCTTCGCTACCCTGACGTAGAATCTCAGTAAATAATTTACGTTCTTCAGCCGACATATCAGATTCGCGCATAAAGCTAACTGAACCATCTTCATTTGTAGTGCTATATAACCATTCTTTGCGCGTTTCTTTTTCAAAATATGTGGCGAGTCTTACAACGTCTTTAGTAATCCATTGTTGATTGCCAGATGGACTTGTAGATGGTAGCTTTACATTCGGATACTTTCTTTCAAACTCGCGTCTTGGCATATCCTCATAAATAAATGCAAACTTTGCGTCTGAACCATCACGTTTCTTAATATGAGGATCAAGAAACACAGACATTGCATCGGGTATTTCTTTAATAAAAATTTCTTGGTCAAAAGTGGAATCATCTGCATATTTTGTAATGACCTGCACATAACCAATACCACCGCCAACTTGTTGTTCAGTAGCAATATCGTATGCAACTTTAGCATTAGACTTGTATTCAATATGACGAATCAAACCCTCATATATTTGAGCTGCTTCGTATGTCGCTTCACCATTAGTAGGATGAACTTGAATAGATGGCTTATTTTCCTTCATCTGATTTACAATCATTAACCAATGCGTATGGACTTTGTTAATGGTAATCATTGGTTGAGTAGCTAAATGCCTTCTAGCTTTGACTGCTGGCTCCCATTGATCTTGGTTATCAGAATCTGCAAATAAAAAGCGCATATCTTCTCTAAACCGTTGCCGTGTAGATTGTTCCCAATCAAGACACGCTTTAAAGTTTTCTTGCGCTCTTTCTATAATGTCTTTTTCTCTATCTGCCATAT